GCTGTCATGCGAGAGAGTCCAGGTTCCGTTAGGTGAGAGCCTCGGGAACTCGTAATAGCTCTCGAAATTAGAGATCGTTACGGAGACGGTAGCAACATTCGGGCAGCAGCACGGATTCGGCGTACACGTCGTCCCCGCGCCCTTGAACGTCTTCCCCGCCCCTTGGCACTGACACTGCGGCTTGACGCTGCATGTCGTGCCCTCGCAGCACGCGCCACCTGCCCCCAGCGTGCTAAAACATATTCTCAGCGTGTAGCTAGTGTTTCCTCCATAGTTGTCGATAGCAGCGACCGTGAACGTCCTGTTTGTGGCTGTAAACGAGTAGCACACGAGGTGTGCCGGATTGCATTGTTGAAAAAAATGAGTAACGTACTGCCCCCCCTGTACGACCGATCCGTCTATTGACAAGTCATCGTCCACGACGCCAGATATGTGAACCTCGCGAGGCAAAGAGAATCGCTGCGGTATCTCAATCGTGCGAAGGCCGTGCTGCACCCCTGCACCGCCGCACCCTTTTCCGAGCAAGCCCGACGTGACAAAATTTACGTCGACACAATCCCCGCAGCACCCGCAGTTCTCTACGATCTGGCCGTCCTTGACGATCAGCGATCCGTTTTTCGTGGCGAGTGTCATGTGCAGGCCGTGGTGCTGATTGTTATGACGGACGACGACACGGTCTCAAATATCTTGATATCCAGCTTTGTGAACTGCAGGCCCGCAGTGCCGAGCGACACGCTGGTAAGGACGCTAGTCTGAGCCGTCCTGCGATCAACGCCAGTCGGAGCGATCAGATACCACGCCGTGCCGTCCTTGGCGATTGCGCAGTTCACGGTTGCTGTCGTCTGCGTGAACTCGGTGAACAGGTTCATCGCGCTGGCGGTATTGGGGGTCGTCGTCACGTTGCGAAACGTCACCGTCTTCGCCGTGTTGATCGCCCACGACCCGGTGAACGTGCAGATCCTGAAGACCTTGCCAGACGCCGCGCCACCTCGAGGCCCCCACTCAATAGGCCCGCAGTCGCGGTCCCCGGCCTCGACCTGGCGGACAGCCTTGCCAATGCGTTCAGCAGCTGGCCGAGTGAAAGACACGCGGTCTACCGCTGCAGGCTTGCCGTCGGGCTTCTTTGCCATAGGTCAAAAGTAACTCAGTATCGCCCGACCAATCACCCACCGCATCGCTGCCTGCCCCGCGCGAGCCGAGAGCAGCAGCGCGGACGCTGCGGCTGTTAGCAGGGCGGCGAGGTAGATGGAGTCACGCACCGGGAACCTCCACCCACGCCAGCGTAGTCTCGTCCCAATAGTGTCTGCCTTCCGGCTTCGCCGTCGGTGCCTGCCAGTCGTGGTTCTCGTCAAGCGTCCACGACGGAAACGGCTGCGGTGAGACGAACACGTCGGCCTGGGAGTGGTAGGAAAAACCGATGCCAGCGAACCGCTTGCGGATTCTGCCGCTGTAGCTTGTCTGTATCCAGCGACCACCAAGCAGCGATTCACAGAACGCGATGCCCTTGGCCTCGCTTTCGACGCCGTTGTCAAGCAACTCGCTGTTGCTCACGACGATCACCTGAGTGACGATGCTGTTTTCGTCAAGCTGCGCAAAGTGTGCCATTAGAACGTGATGCTCCCGGTGCCGGTGAACGTGTAGACCTTGTAGCTGCCGTCGGTCGTGACGGTTGGCGAACCTGTGGTCGCGGCGGCAGTCGCCAGTGTGCGAATGATCACCACGCCGCTGCCGCCAGCAGCGCCGGAGTCGCCGCCTGCGCCCTGCCCAGAGTTTGCCGTGCCAGCAGCCCCAACCGAGTTAGCGCCGTTACTTGGCGTGACCTGATCCGCCCCCCCCGAGCCGCCAGCACCGCCGCCGGAAAAATACCGCGTGCCAGAGTAGAGGACGCCGACGCCAGCCGCTGCCGCGAGCGTGCTGTACGAGCCAACACCGTTGCCGCCAGCGCCAGCGGTGCCGCCGGATGCGTTTCCGCCAGCACTCGCCGCACCACCGCCGCCGCCAGAGCCGCCAGAGCCAAACGACCCCGTACCGTTGCCGCCGCTAAAGCCTTGACCGCTTGTTCCGCTGCCGCCATACGATCTCTGGTCGGTGGTAAATCCGCAGCCGCCGCCGCCGCTGCCTCCGTCTTTGCCTTGATAGTTACCACCAAACGATCCGCCGCCACCACCGCCAACGGCAGCGGCCAGAAGGCTGGCGAACGAGGAGTTTGTGCCGCTTGTGCCGGGAGAGTTTGAACCAACGCTCGCGCCACCGCCGCCCACGGTCACGGTGTACTGCACGCCGGTCGAGTAGGCCACAGCAGATGAGTAGACCACGCCGCCGCCTCCGCCAGCGCCACCGACAGACGTGCCAGAGCCGCCTCCGCCAGCGACCACCACGACCTCTATGGTCGCGCCGGGCGTGACGGAACTGCTCGCCGCCGAATACGCCCCCGTGCCGACGCCGTTCACGGTTGCAACGCGGAAAATGTAGGAGGTTCCGTTAGTCAACCCTGTCACCGTCGCGCTCGTCGCGGTTGATGCAGACCGTGTAACCGTCGTCCAAGAGCCTCCGCTCGGCTGGTACTGCACCGAGTAATCAATGATCGGAGTTTGCGACAGCACTCCCGACGGTGCCGTCCACGACAGGCTCACCTGTGCGTTGCCGCCCGTCGCAGACAAGCTTGTCGGCGCAGGCGGAAGGAACAAATCCCAGCGAGAATCGGAGCCGCCGCCGCCGCTCGCTGGCGTCAGTTCCCACACCGATCCGCCCGCGTAGGTGTAGCTTCTTCCGTTCTGCGTGCTGGTCTGCCCAACGGTGGGCGATGATGGGAAGCTGAATGGCATGTTAGTTTCCTAGCTCGATGTAAACGCCCGACGAATCCCATCTGTACACGCGGCTGTAGTCACGCGAGACGTACAGCACACCCGCCGAACCAGTGGCGGGAAAGCCTGCGGTGGTCGCCGCCTCGAAAATCTCGGTGGCGCTTGAGCCGCCGCCGCCGAGCGTCAGCGTGACGAGGTTGCCGCTGGCGTCCTTCGTGAAGAGCTTGGCGTCGGCCCACGACACAGCCATTTCGTGTGTCTCAAGCTCTGACGCTGCTGGCGTCACGCCAGACGTGTAGCTTCGCCGTGGTTGAACCTTGTTTGGCATTACGGCACCGTAAGTGTTGCGGCGTTGCTAGTCACGCTTGCGGCGATAGCTGACGAAACGACAACGCGGTACTGGTCGCCGTCGTCGGCCGCCTTGCTCAATCCGCTCAACGAGAGAACGGATGCCGTGGCGTTGGCGATATTCGTGAAGACGGACGAGCCGACAGAACTGGCAGCGATTGTGCTGGTGCCTGCACCGTTCCCGGCGATAGCGACGAACACGCCGCCACCGTACGCGACACCACACCACCGAGCGCTGGCAGGCAGCGACCGCTGCACCCACACAATGCCGTCCGTGCTTTTAGCTACTGTGTTCGCGGCACCTGCGCCAGTTCTTGCTACAGCAAAAAACGCATCATCACCAAAGGAAACGTGACTCCACCCCGCAAAAGGCATTGCGGCTTCCGTCCAATTGATGCCATCAGCACTAGTGGCGGCAAAAGAACCAGACGAGTTAATCGCAACAAACACGCCATTGCCATACGCCACACTCTGCCAATCGCGGGAATTAGGCAGAGTGCGCTGCGTCCACGTAACGCCATCTGGACTAGTGGCGGCGATGTCGCTACTGGAAGACGACACTGCGACGAACTTACCGTTTCCGTAGGTCACGCTCGACCACCTCGCGCTGGCCGGCAGAGTTTGCTGCGTCCAAGAACTTCCGTCCGCGCTAGTCGCTGCTACATTCGCGCCGCTGGAAAACGCGCCGCTACTGACTGCGACGAACGTACCGTTTCCGTAGGTCACGCTAGAGTACCTAACGCCAGTTGGCAGAGTGCGCTGCGTCCACGTAACGCCATCTGGACTAGTGGCGGCAACCGCACCCGCAGTTACGGCAACAAACGTGCCGCCTCCGTAGGCTACGCTTTCCCACTCCTGATTAGATGGCAGCGTGCGCTGCGTCCATGTCGTGCCGTCTGTGCTAGTAGCGGCAATGTTTCCGTTTCCTGTTCCCTCGCCATTGGAGACGGCCACAAACACGCCATTGCCGTAGGCTACGGAAGTCCATTCAGCACTTGGCAACGCACGCTGCGTCCATGCCATGCCGCTGGGATCTTTTTTCTGCCACTGGTACGAAGGCGTGCCGTCGTGCGTCACGTATGCGGAAACGCTGAACGACGCTGCGCCGCTGCTGGCGGTCTGGTTTGCAGGATGCTGCGTGATGACAATTGTCGGCGTGGAGACGCCGTAGAAGAACCCGCAGTCAATGGCATCGTCGACGCCGATGCCAGCCTTGGACCACACGCCGTCGCCGCGAAGGAACGTCGTCGATGAAGCCGTGCCAGATGCGCCAAGCTGGGCTACCGTGATTACGCCAGTGCGGCCCGCCACGCTCTGCACCGGCGCTGCCGCTGCGGCAGCAACGCTGAACGATACAACGTCGCTGGTCGAGTGCGTGTGGGCAACCGGGACAAAGCTCGTCGGCACATCAGCTAGTGCCGTGTATGAGATCGTCGGGATGCGTGCCATGGCAAACGTGCCAGCCGTCACGTCGCTGGCCTGCAACGCTATGTTGCCAATACGCCCGGCCACGCTCTGGACCGGGGCTAGGCTCGACACAGCACTAGTGCCATAGGAGGCGATCTGGAACTGGGCGGCGCTTGTGGTGATCGTGATCCCGTCGCCGGCCGTCAGCTGGAACGTGCCGAAGGCATTGGTGGCAGTGCCGGGGTTGATCAGAAAGCCAGCCGGGCCGATGCCGCCGCCTACCGTAACAGGCACGGTCGCGCCGACACTGCCCACCGTGATTGCAACAGACGTACCGCCAGACACGCTTACGCCGGCAGCAGTGCTCGAGACGACGACATTGATGCTCATGGGGCGTACGCCTTCAGCGTGCCAGACAGGTACGTCCTTGTGACCAGCGCAGACGAGACGCCACGCAGATACCACCGATAAGTCGTGGCCGGACTGAGGGCCACCGTCTGCAGCTCAGTCAGCGACAAGTTCACCTGCCCGGCAGCAGCGTTCACGACAGTGACTGTGAACGTAGAGGCAGTTGCGCCCTGCGTGCTGATGCCGCTCGGATTAACAAACGAGACAGCGGTAGCCGTTTCGTAAATTATGGCCGTCCACGTAAACCCCGTCGTGTCGATGTCTAGATCGGCAAGCATGCCGAACTCATCGCCGGTCGTCAGCGAGATGTTCAGTGTTCCAGGCAATGCGTCGAAGGATTCGGCCATATCGTCACTCTACTCGGTGTGTAAAAATGCTTTTAGAACGGCGGTCTGCCAAAAAGCGGCGCGAAATTGACCTCGCGGTGGACGCGGCGGTACAGGATGTCGGGGGCGGTGCCCGGGCTTTTAAGCGAGCCGTTGCTGTTCAGGGCAACCGGATTGGAGGACGCGACCCTCTCGCCGCTCTCTGAGTCCACCACGTAGGCCCGCTTCTTCTGGCTTCCCTCGAGGTAGTTGTAGCCAACGTCAGGCAGCATCAGCCGCCAGCCGCTCTGCCTGAACGCGAGCTCTGCGGAGACTGACCAATACTTCAACTCAAACCCGTTGACCACCTCGACCTGCTGCTGGCCGCTGATTCCCTGGCACTTCCATTGGTACGGCTGGGCTCCGAGGTAGGCGTCGAGGTTCACGCAGTTGGTGACACTGGCCGCCACGCCAACAGGAAACGCGGCTCGGTTGCCTGAGATCGTGGCACGCAGTTCTGCCTCCTCGGTCATCGCGCCCTCGAAAAAGTCGTACGCCGAGTTGACCAGGGCACGCACGTCGCCGTTGCCGCTGCCGTGGAAGTAGGCCAGGGCCGGGATCGCGGCCCCACCCGTCGAGAAGCTCCAGATGTCTGCACGGGCCAGCGGGTTTGGGTCGCTGTCCTGCGTGCCAATCGCGGGCACGGAGTACGAGTAGGTGACCTCGACGTGGTATCGGTCGAGCTCCGTTACAGCCCCCTCGTTGCAGAGCAGGTAGCCATACTCAGGGTGTGGCGTGCCGTGCAGGATGCCGATGGTGTTGAGCACGACTTGCGTACCCACAGGCGCGCTAGTCGTAACGTGGTACTTGATCTCGGCAGTTGGAGACTCTCCGAACTTGTGCGAGAACGTGCGAGGGATGACCTCACGGTATGCGACAATGCTCATTAGGCGGCCCCCACAATGTCGACCACGCCGCCGAGCTTGCCGATCTCGCGGGCAATCTTCTGAAGCTCGGAAAGCTGCTTACGGTATTCGGAGATTGCCGGATCCTCGCGGCCGGTCGCCAGCCGCAGGAACTCGCTTGCGCCTTCGCTTGTCCGCACGTCCGTTGCCTGCACCGTTTGCTGAGATGCTTGCGAAAGAGCGTTGAGCCGATCAGATTCGATCTCTGCGGCCCGCTGGGCGTACTGCTCGTTCAGGTCTCGGATCTTCTCGGCTGTCTTTAGGGCATCCTCAAAGCCAGACCGGATCGCATCGGCAGCCTGCTCGAATGTCTCGGGGTCGATCACCTTGGCGTCGAGGTCGGCCTCCAGCTGGGCCAGCTGCTCTTGCGCTGCAGTGAATGCCTCGGGGGCGAGCTCAAAGTTGACGAAGGAGAACGTCTCGTCGAGCTTGTCGCGTACGGACGCAATCGCCCGCTCGGCGTCTTGCGTGGAGAATCCGAACTGAGCCCCCTCCTCCGCTGCCGCCTGGGCCTGGTCGAGCAGGGCGAGGCGACGGGTTGCGGCCTGTTCTGCCGCAACGTCGCCGCTGGCACGGGCCTCGGCGATTGCCGCCTCGGTCTCTTCGATCTGGCGTGTGATGGCCAGCAGGGTGTCTGCGGCCGTGGCTTGGTCGCCGCCGCCGAGGCCCTGCGCTGTAATGAACGCATCTGCCAGCTTGCGGTCAGCCTCAACGGCTGCAGCTGCGGCACGCTCTGCCGCTGCAATCTTTTCGTCGGCAGCCTTCTGGGCCGCTTCAGCTGCGCGAGCCTGCGACTGAGCCTCTTTGTCCAGCGTTTCAATCTTGGCCTCAAACGCAGCCTTTTCCTGCTCGGCCATCTTCTTGGCTTCCTCGGCCGTCAGCGTGCCGTCGGCCTGCAGCTGGGCGATCTGCTCGAGCGAGTTCTGGTAGGCGAGTGCGGCGTCGAATCCAGCCGACCCGAACTCAGCCGCGGCCGTGGCCGCCGTGCCGATCTCCTTGGCGAACTGCGAGGCCGCAAGCGTGGGCTGTGACAGGTCAAGCTCGGGGGTGATGGTGGTACTGACCTCGGCCGTAATGCCAAGGAAGTTCTCGGCAATCGTCAGCAGCCGCCCGACCGTCCCGCCAATGGCATTAGAGATCGTCTCGAATGTCGACGACACGCTGCCAAACACAGACGAAATCTTTGTGCCGATCGCTTCGATGGCAGCCTCAATCCCAAAGAACTCTACCCACGATGCCACCACGTCGCCGACGTATTCGCCTACCTGAGAAAGCGCGGTGCCGATGATGTTGGTTACACGAGAGACAGCCTCGCCGATCGCTTCGATGTTGTCGGCCACAGCACCTAGTGGCGAGAACGAGACGGCAAACTCCGTGGCCGCAACAGCGCCATCGACCAGATACCGAACGACATCCACAAACGCCGTGTTGAACGATTCCCCGACCGCCCCGAACCCCTGGGCGAGATCGCCAATTGGCGAGACGATTTCCCCGATCACACGACCGACCCCACCGATCACAACTCCGACCAGCTCAAACGCTGTGCCAAGGCTGGACAGCACTGGCTGCAATACGTCGCCAATCGGCCCGACGATGGCGTTAATGCCGCCAAGGAACTCTGCCGAGCCTTGGGCGATGCCTTCGCCAAGGCTGACAAACGGAAGCAGGAGTAGCTCACCGAGCCGCGAACTGGCCACGCCCAAGGCGTCGATGCCGGCCCCGAAGTCGTCGATGCGTCCTCGGTCAATAGCCGAGAGCGATCCGCCCAGCCGCTCGATGTCGTCGGCGGCTGGGCCAAGGTTTGCAAAGAACGGAAGCAGGTCGGCACCGCTCTTGCCGAAGATCTGCATGGCGGCTGCCGTCCGCTTTGCCGGGTCTTCGATGCCCTGCAGCTGCTCGCCCACCAGGCGGATCTGTTCTTCTGGGCTAAGGTTCTCAAGGTCCGTGAACGAGATCCCAAGCCGGCTGAGGGCCTCCGTTGCGGCACGGCTCTCTTCGTCGGCACCCGCAAGCGTTTTCTGTAGCTTGCCGAATGCACTACTCACCGACTCAATCGACACGCCAGAGCGGTTGCCTGCTTCCTCCAGTGTCTGGATGAACTCAAACGAAACGCCCAACTTGTCGGCAGTGTTGCCGAGCTTCTCTACGCGGTCCTCGAGGTCGAGCAGACCGCTGGCCACCGCACTCGCACCAGCACCAAACGCAGCCACCGCAGCGAGGCCGACGGTGAACGGATTCACCAGCCCAGCCACCGAGGCGCCGATATTGGTAAGGCCGCCAGACAGGCCGGCACCGCCGCCAAAGACCTTGCTGAGCCCCTCACCGGCAGACGCCAGGCCAGACAGCCGTCCTGCCACGTTGCCGATTGGTCCCGGCAAGGCAGACAGCACGCCTGAAAGCTCGTTGAACTTCATCGTGCCGCCGTCGCCAGCACCATCGACGGAGTCCCCGAACTTGTCCGCCGCACCAGCGGCCCTGTCCAACTCCGCTGCGGCCTTAGCCATCGCGGCGGTGTACGTTTCCTGCGATATGCGACCTGCTGCCAAGTGGTCGCCGAGCTCCTGCACCTGGGCGTCGTACTTTTGCTGCGGAGTGAGGTTGGCCTGAGTGATCTGGGCCGCTCGTGCTAGAGCCTTTGCTCTTTCGGTCTCAGCTGCGGCGGCCTCCTCGTTCGCACCGCTGGCCTCTGCTGCCGCACGAGCATAGGTCTCCTCGCTGATAGCACCGGCCGCCAGCAGCTGGCCGAGCCGCTCGAGCTCGGCGGTACGCCGCTCCTCGGCCGTGGCCACCTGCTCCGTGATCCGTGCCCCCTCGGCAAACGCAGCGGCGGCCGTCTGGGCGCTGCGAACGACAGCCTGCAATTCTGCTGCGTACTCCTCGGCGGAGATCTGGCCCGTCTTCAGGGCACTGCCGAGAAAGGCGATGTCGGTGGCGACCTGCTGCTGGGCCGCACCGGCCGCAGCCGTTGAACCCTTGAACGTGTCGAACAGCGACGCCGCAGCCGCAGCCTGCTTGCCGAGGTTCTGTAGCTGGCGATCTACCTGCGACAGCCCCTTGGTCATGCCGTTGGCATTGGCCGAGAACTGCACGCCGAGTCCGATCACCGTAGCCACTAGTCACCTGCCAAGTCTCTTGCCAGCTGTTCCAACGCTTCCTGTATCTGCAGATCGTGCTGCGGTGCTTTCACAACCGGCACGAAGTCTTCCGCCTTTGGCGTCCTGCCCCGTGGGCAGTACGGCGCGAGTGCCGCACTGGCCACAAGGCCCGTCTGCCTCCATGTGTCAGGGAGTGGGTGGAAGTGCCTGTGGATCGCAATCCACTCGGCAAACTCCCGGCTGTCCATTTCCTGACATAACCGCCGAACCGTCATTCCGAGATGCGCCGCCAGACGAAACAGGAAAACTCTCGTCGGGCGGACTGCTAGTTTTTTGCCAACTCCTCCACGTCCTTGTCCGTAAGTGCGTTGTGCTCCATCGCCTTCGCCCACACCCGCGACATCACCTTGGCCGACTTCTTCGCCAGCTGCTCAATCTCTGCGTCGGTAAACAGCCGCTGGCCCTTGTCGTCACACAGGCAGCGTGCCAAGAACTTCGTGCGGAAGTTCTCGACACCCTTGCCCTTGTTGGCCACCCAGTCGTTTTCGTAGCTGTCACGCTCGCCGCATGTCATCACACGAATGAACACGCTGCCGCCCCACTCCTTGACCTTGACCTCGAGGAGGCCCAGGTCGTCCGCTGCCAGAATCTGTTCTTTGGTCAGTGCCATAGGTTCATCCAATCAGGTCGAACGTGAACGTGTAACGCGTCACATCGTTGGCAGCCGCTGTGGCTCCCTTGCCTGTACATACTGCGTTGTATGTCAAGCTGATGCCGCCACCGCTGATACTGAGCGAGCCGTAGGCGCCCCAGTTGAAATTAGTCGGCGCGAGAGCTTCGACGCTCACGCTGCCGCCGCTGGGGGCATACGCGTTGCCGCTGCGATTCACGGGCGTACCGCCGCCGAGCTCCAGCTGCACGCTCGCCAGCTCTGTGATTGCAGAGCCGGCAAACGACACCGTACAGCCTTGCGAGTACGTCGCCACGGAAGCCTCCGTAGCGGACTAGACCCGCGCGACTCGGAAGGTGGCCTGGCCCCGCGTGGCGTCATTGGTCGCCAGCGTGACGCTGGACGAACTGACGGTGGCGGCCGCCGAAAGAGTCAGCCCGCCAGAGATGACAAGCGTGCCCGTGGCACCGTCGGTGATAGGTGCAGTGCCGAGGTACTCAATGCTGACTTCGCGGCCCGTGTCGGTTGCCGATCCCTTGAGCGGCCGGTCCATCGTCAACACGTTGCTGCCAGCGGACTGGCCGAGGTGCGACACGTCGATAGTGTCGCCGGCCGCCACGTCGGTCATCGAGTAGGTGATGTTCGTGACCGTGTAGCCCGTGCCGCCGAAAGTGAGCGTCGTGCCCTGAGCGTGCGAAGCCATGTGTTAATTCTCCAGCCAAAAGAGGTCGTATGTTTGCCGGACCAGATAGAGCGAGTTTTCCGCTCCGTCGATCTCCACCAGGTCGTCGGCTTCGTCCATCAAGGACGCCTGCCGCACCTCCGTATTGTCGAGAACGCCAGCGAACCCATCCAGAACCCGCCGACACTTATCTGCCAAGTCTCGCGCCGCCTCGTAGGTGGTGCCGTAGACGTACATCTCCACCGTGACTCGTGGCAGGCCAACAGGGCCGCTCATAGCCATCTCGCGGAGCACGCGGGCACGCCGCCAGATGATCAGCGGAAACTGGATCGGAGCCGGCCCGACGTAGCGGAGCGGGTAGATCCGCCCGCTGATCAACGCCTGCACGTCGGCATTGGCCACGAGGGCATTTCGTAGGATCGCTTCTGGGGATTTCAGCGCCATCAGAACGGCCCCTGTAGTGACTTGATTTTGTCGGCGAGCTCGCGGGCGGCAGCGTTAAAAGCCGACTTCATTTCCTCGACCATCAGCGACTCGACCCGCTCGCGGGTCTGCTCCCACGCCGACCGCACAGGCGGCCTGCCGTACGAGCCGCCGACCGGCATCTTTCCTGTGGACACCCGTGTGCCGCCCTGCGTGCGGCGGGTACGCTCCTTGGTGCCAAACTCGACGAGCCCCTGGTGGTAGCCGAGCTTCTTGTTGTCGTAGGGCTCGTTCATCTTGCGGCCAGAACGGAAGCCAAGGACGACCAGGCCAACGCCGGTCCTCGGGTATCGCTTGCTCTTGATCGCAATGGACCGCCGGAGGTTGCCAGTCGGCCCGCGTGGCGTTGCCGACTTAAGGGCCTGGAGCGTGCCGCCCTTTTCGGCAGCACGCCGCAGCCCGGCGGCCATGTGCTTGGCGGCTAGATTTTTTGGCAGGGCCACGAACGCATTGCGGATGCTTTCCAGCCCCGGGATGTTCGTCGTGATACTGATGCCAGTCTGCTCAGCCATTGCGACGCTCCATGCAGATCGCCTCGTGCTCGGTGCGGTTGCCGTGCTCGAGCAGGCTGGAGATCTCAAGCGTGCGGCCACGCCAGGCGAAACGCATCTGGCTGTTAAGGCCGGGCAGGTGCCGCAGCCGCAGCCGGTGCGTCACGGTGGTTTCCTGCTGGCCGGCTGTCAGGGCCTCGCGGGCGGATACGCCCTCGACGCTAGCCCACACGGCCGATGAGTCGGACCACGCCAGGACCGTCTCGCCGAGGGCATTTGTAGTGCCGCTGGCGATCTGGACAGTGACACGCTCGCGTAGGTCGCCGGGTCGGATCATTCCACCACGGTACGCCGAAACTACGGGATACTGGCAGTTTCTGCCTACTCAGCGACAGGCGGCACGAACACGTCGAGCTGCTGGTCGTAGCGGTAGCCAATCCCCGCGTAGACGCCGCGTATGTTTCCGTTGTACGAGGTCCGCAGGCAGCGTTGCCCCCGCACGTCTGCGTAGTGCGATTCCCAATCGACGCCCTCGTTCTCGTCGCGGCCTACGATCACTTCGGTGACGATGTTCTGCTCGTCGAGGAAGGCGTAGTGTGCCATAATTAGCTCCAAGTGACGGTGCCCGTGCCTGCTGTGATCTGAATTACCGTGTCTGTGCCGACCGTGGTTCGCGTGGCAGTCAATCCAGCCGAGAGCGTGGCGACTGCCTGCGAGGCGTTCCAGCGGAGGATGACAATGCCGCTGCCGCCGTTGCCGCCATTGCTGGACGCGGTTCCATTGCAAGCTGCCCCGCCGCCGCCGCCGCCAGTACCCGCCGCGCCAGCCGTCCCTGCGACAGCAAGGTCCGCGGAACCTGCGCCGCCGCCTGTCAGCCCGCCTGAGCCAGCCGTCGATGTGCCAACGTATCCACCGCCGCCACCACCTGCTCCGTAGAAAATGGTTGTGCCGGTGATCGCGGACGATCTGCCGATTCCACCGTTACCAGACGCCGACGCCGTGGAGTCTGCACCGGCGGCACCCGCACCGCCGCCACCACCGGAAGAGGTGGCAGCACTGACGCCCTGGCCTCCGGTGTTGCCTTGGAGCGAGATCAATGACGACATCCGAGTAAGGAAGGAATTGCCAGCACCAGAAGCACCAGTGGCGGTGATAGACCCACCCGTGTTTGAGCCGCCGCCACCGAGCGCAACGATTGACGCAAACACTGATAGTCCGCCGTTGGCCCCTGAGTTGTTTGCGGCTGTGGCACCTGATCCACCTGCACCGATCTGTACAGAGTAGTTCGTCATAAGCGTGATGCCGATGCTTTGCTCAACAAAGCCGCCACCACCGCCGCCGCCGGCAGCCCTCTCGTTGCGCCTAGCCGCACCGCCACCACCAGCGACGATAAGTGCCTGCACGGCCAGCAACTTCCTCGCATCGGCAGTGCCACTAAACGGCCCCTGTACGGGCGTGACGATCTGCCCGCCTAGTCCGTAGATTCCTTGGTTCACAGGTCGGCCCCGAGTGCGGTGACGTGCGTGGTCTGCGCCACGCTGGTCGTCACGCGGATCGACCACGACGCGGACGGCAGAATCAGGTTGTTGTAGCTAGTGCTGACGCGGGTCTGCTGCACAGTGCTAGACCCCGTCGCAGCCGCGACCGCGATCTCGTCAAAGTGCCAGTACGTTGTGCCGTCATACAAAAACACGCGGACGATAGCCGCCGCGCTCGTCGCCGCCAGCTTCACAACGATTTCAGCAATGCGAGTGCCCGTGCTTGCACCTGTGATGAGCGTGCCCACGTTTGTCGGCGCGGTGTAGCTAGATTCTGCCGTGGCGATGCTGACGGCACCGATGCGAGGCGTGACGGCGAATGCTGGTGATGTAGCCATGATGTGTCCTTAGCGAAAGTTGCTCCAGAGATAGAGATTGTCAGCCGCCGATGGAGTCGAAGAACCACCACCGCCACCAGAGACTCCGATCTCTACGTAGACGGGCGACTCCCACTGGTAGATCCGCGACGTGTCCTCTGCGAGGTAAAGGGCAGAGTCTGAGCCGGTCGCGGGGAAGTTGGCGATAGACGCATAATTGAGCGAGGCGGCTGGGCCTTGTGGGCCTGTGGCTCCCGTAGCACCCGCCGGCCCCTGTGGCCCTGTTGCTCCCGTCGCACCAGTCGCACCTGCTGGCCCCTGCGGGCCAGTGGCTCCCGTGTCGCCTGCTGGACCTTGTGGACCAGTTGCACCCGTAGCTCCCGCAACGCCCTGCGGACCCTGCGGGCCTGTCGGTCCAGCTGGGCCAGCGTCACCCTGGTCGCCCTTCGCCCCGGCGGCTCCTGTCGCGCCAGTGGCTCCTGCAGCGCCTGCCGGTCCTTGGATGCCTTGCGGTCCCGTGGCACCTGCAACGCCGGCCGGCCCTTGCGGACCAACGTCGCCTGTGTCGCCCTTAGCTCCAGCTGCACCGGCAACGCCTTGAATGCCTTGCGGTCCTTGTGCCCCAGCTGCACCAGCGGCCCCCGGAACGCCTTGCGGCCCTTGCGGCCCGACATCGCCCTGATCGCCTTTCGCGCCCGCTGGCCCGGCCGGACCTTGCACGCCAGCAGCACCAGCTACGCCTGGGATGCCCTGCGGCCCCGCAGCCCCCTGCTGTCCTGCTGTTCCTGCCGCGCCTGCCGGCCCAACACCGCTGGCCGCGCTCACAGACGTGCTCGAGCTCGTCACGGCCGCCGACACGGACGCACCGGACACAGTGGCCGTGATCGGGCTGCTCGTGACGGTTGCGGTCGTCGTCACCCGACTACCTCCACCTGGCCCTGCAGGGCAGTCCGCCGCACGCTGCCGGGGGCATCCCACTCAAGCCGCCAGCCGTAGGTGCCAACAGGCAGGGCCGTCGTCTGCGTCTCAGTCAGTGCAATGTTCACGATCCCGGCCGCAGCGTTTGTCAGCGTGGTCGTGAATGCCGTCATCGTGTTGCCGGTGACGAGCGACGTGATAACAGCCGTCACCGTGTAGCCCGTCATCGTCGTGGGCGAGAAGTCGATGGCCGTGCTGAGCTCGTCGCCTCGGCGAAGCGACAGCCCAAGCTGGCCCGGCAGTTGTTCGTAGGTGCTCATCGGTAGGCTCCCCAGCGGCACGAGTCTAGAAGCGACTTTACGCCAAACTCGATCTCGTTCGATACGGAGCCTGCTGCCTCACGCCGGTCGTACCAGTAGGCCACGAGCATCAGGATCGCGTGCCGGATCTGCGTGGGCACGCTGCGGCCGTCCTCGCCGTAGCCGCCCCACCACGTAATTACCACGGCAGACTCGTCTCGGCGATGCACAGGCCACGCCTGGTCGAAGAGCGGGCTGATACTGCCCGGCGTCGAGTGCCGATCGACTCGGTACTCGTTGGACGGGAACACCACCACAGCACCGCTCTCAGTGGTGTAGGTGATTGCCACCGTCGTGACGGCAGCGGCCGTGGCCATCGGTGGCCGTGGTAGCTCGATGTTGTCCATGCCGTTGGGCGGGAAACCATCCATCCGCATTGTCCACTGGGTGTGGACGAGCGAACGGTCTAGGTACTCCTCGACCCAACCTCGAGCAGCGGCCACCAGCCCCATGATGTACGAATTGTCGTCGTCCGTATCGACCCGCAGGTGGGCCTTGGCGTCCGTTAGCGTGACGGGCTCAACGACAGGCTGCGTGGCTCGTGTCAGGCTGCGGTAGGTCATCTGGTGCGTTTCCTGCGTGGCGTGGCGTCGGCAGTCCTTGCGGGCATTTCGACGGCAGCGGTTTCAATCAGCGGCTGCTGTTTGTCCTCAACAGCTACCTTTCTGGCGATCAGCTCGGCAGCCAGACCGCCGGGGATGTCCACCATCTGGCCCAAGCGGTAGGAACGCCACGACCGAACAAACTTCAGTTTCACGATTATCCTACGCTCCATGCAGTTTCGGGGGCCTTGTTCGCCTTCATCCAATCGCCCGTGTATTGGAAAACAGGCTTGCCGAGATCCTTTCCCGGCCACGTCACGACGTACTCGCCGTGGCCAATTGACACCCGTGGCGTGACGAAGCACTTGTTGCCAGAGTCTCGCCACGTGCGCCAAAAGCCGATGTCCGAATCGACACGGCCCTCGCCGTAGCTGCCTTGGGGATCTGGGCACTCCCAGAACCACGGCTTCTTCATTCGCTTGAGGGCAGCCGTCGAGAGAATCGTGCAGCCGAAGTGCGCCGAGTCCACCTGCTGCACAGGCTCGGCAAACCACGAAGCCGGCAGCGTGGTTGTGCCGCTGGCCGGCGGATCGTCCAGCGTGCCCAGTAGCGTCAGCATCGGCCTGCCGTCCTCTCGCTTGACCTGCAGAGGCGCGAGGGCGTCGCACTGGAACGCCAAGGCCATGGCGAATAGCTGCTCGATGTCCTGCTTTGAAACGAACGTGTCGAAATCCAAACAGATGATGTACTCGCACTGATCGACGAATTGCTCCATCATCCGCGTGAGCACCTGAGACCAGAACGCGCCCTGGCCGAGCGTGGGCCGGATGCCGAGCGGCATGAGGGCCTGAGCCCAGCCGAACAGGTTGGCCAGTGGGCCGAACCGTGGCCCTGACAGAATCGCCTCGGCCCGGATCTCGACCTCTGTGCCGCCGACCTTGATGAGCATGCAACCTCCAAAATGAGAGCGGGCGGCCCCGTGTGGAGCCGCCCGCTCAGGATTGCACGACTGTCAAGCCGTCAGGCTCACGCACCGACCAGGGCGATGATCGGCCCGGCGACCGTGTCGCTGCCGAGCGTGTGGTGGCTGATGCCAACACGAGCCGTCGCACGGATCACGGTCTGATCCGAGAGGAAGTTGACCTGGTCGCTCGACTGGATCTCCAGATCCCGGCGGCTGCCGTAGATCGAAGAGTTGGCCATGTTGCCGTAGAGAGCCATCACCACGCCGGTCGAGTCGGCCCCGCTCGGCAGCTGATCGGTCAGAACGACCGGCGAGCCGAGGAAGGTCAGGCCCATGCCCTGCGAGAGACCGACCGAGCCGCCCTGGTTGAGGTCCAACGCCTGCATGCAGGTGGCGAAGAAGAACGGCGAGCAGTACCACTTGGCACCCTGCCGGCTGTGCTGGGGCAGCTTCGCCATCATCGCCAGCAGGTTGGCCTTGGTCACCTCGTCGGGCGTATCGCCCGCAGCGGTCACCAGCGAGGCCGCATAGGTCGCAGCCGAGGCCGCGAGCAGACCGCCCGTGTGGCTGGTCACGAGACCGGCCACCGCAGGAGCGTTGCTCGGGTTGCCGGCCCAGGCCGCCGTCTCGATCGCGTTCGACAGGGTCAGGGCCAGCTCGGCCGCGATCCAGTCAGCGATCGACACGATTGAATCCTGCAGCAGCTCGCTCGACACGACCACCGCACCGCCGACCTTCTTGGCCGTCACGGACACCTGCGAGGCACTCGGGTCGCTCGCGGTGATCGCGGAATTTTCCGAGAGCCAGTAGCCGGTCGTTCCACCGGTCCTCTTCGGGAAGAGCACCACGTCGGACGGCATCTGCAGGTTGGTCGCATTCGCAGCGAAGGCGGAATACTGATCAACTAAGCGCAACACGGTGGATGACAGAATGTCTGGCACGAAATTGGAACCGGCACCGCTGGCACCACCGAGAGCACGAGCCTCGACGCCGTGATCGGCGCACCACCGCTTCGCGTGGGTGTCGCCGCTCTTGGCCCGCAGCCACATGCCCGCCTTGTAGGCGTCTTCGTGCTTGGCAAACGCCCGCAGCGTGCCGGTGTGCGACACGGCCTGCACTTCGACGGCCCGCTCCTCGGTCACCTCGGGGGCCGGAGCGCAACGCTCCACCACCGCCCGCAGGTTCTTGGCCGACTCGGCCACCGACTTCTCGAAGTCCACCTTCTTGGCGAGCTCACCGGCCCGCTTGTTGAGCTGCTCGAGCTCGAGGTCACGCTCGGCGATCTTGTCGGCGTCGTCAGACTCGACAGCCCGGACGGCGTCGATGCGGTTGGCAAGGGTAACGGCTTCGTCCTGAAGCTTCTTGAGATTGTCCATGTGCGGTGATTCTCCTGCGGCGGTATTGCCGATGGAGTCAACGCTACGGCTAGGCCCGTGGCCCCTTGCAGAAGCGGACCTCGGAATGTGTTGTTTTCACAAACGCCACGCCGCGAGCGCCGCACCTCGGGCAACGGAGATACCGCTGCCGCTCGTTGCCGACCGGCCGGCTGGATCTGCACCGCAGACGCTCACCGCACTGGCACCGAACGTCAGACATTTCGGAGCCTCAGTGTCCACGCAGCAGCTGCGTCACGCACCAGCGAACGCTTTGCGATCTCGGCCGGAACTTCCACGGTCTGCTGCGTCTGCATCCACGCCTCGTAGGACCGCATGGCCACGGCAGCGGAGGTGGCGGGATACGCTGGCACGAGTACCGGCCCAACGTCATAAAGCCCGCTCACCTCCCTGATCTGCCGGATGGCGTTGCCGTCCTCGCCCTGGCGGAAGCCCTCGCCGCCCTTGTCGACGGTGAACGCGAACGATGAGCCGCGAACGTCACGCCGCGAGATCAGCTCCATCACGTCGGCACGGCTCACGGGTGGCGTGACCACGTACCGCAGCCCCTTCTCGTCACTCGACAGTTCCAGCGTCCCGCTCGAGGTGCGGCCCAGAACGATGTTGCTGTCGTGATTGAACAGGGCGACAACGTCCTGCTTGCCACGCTGGCGGGTGAGAATCCGGTCGAACGCTCCCGGCAGGATCTCTTCGCGGAAGCCGCCTAGGTCGAGGCTCAGCCGGTTATAGACGGCAGCGTAGCCGACGATCGCGGCCCGGCCGTCAGCCCGGCTCTCGACGATCAGCTCGTTGTCGTCCTCAAAGGCGAAGTCGCGGCGTTCAATTTCCATTTGTGTCGTCCTCCTCGGATTGGTCCTCGGCATCGTCGGCTGGGCTTTCCTCTGCCTCGGCCGGGGGCATCGGCTCTACGGCCTGGCCCTCGCCCACCTTGTCGAGCGTGGTCATGTTGAGTTGCACGAAGTGTTGGTCACCCTCTGGCCCGATCGGGTTCAGGTTCTCCAACTCGCGGATCTCGTTGACCGACATCCACCCGTTCTGAAGTGCCGAGACGTAGTAGGCCGACCGGCTAGCGTGGTCGCCACGGAGCAGGCCCGAGACGCTGTGCTCCGCAAAGTACCTTTCGTCGTCCACGATGAGGTCGCGCGATATCGCAGACTCCCACCGCTTCAGATGGGGCAGCAAGCAATGCTGGAGAAATTCCGTCCCCTGTACCTCAATATTCGAATACGTGCTTCTGCTCAGGTCTTGGATCATGTGAGGTGGTACGCGAAAAATTCTCGTGCACTCGACCACAGCGAATTGCCGGCTCTCCAGCATTTGCGCCGACTCATTGCTGCCACTGAGCTCGCGAACTTTCACGCCATTCGGGAGGACAGAAGTACGGAACGCACGGTCTGGCCCCCTGTGCATCCGCTCCCACTGCTCGCGGAGTCGCTCGGACGCCTCTGGCGGGATTGGGTTGTCGCTCTCAAGGATCACCCCAGGCCGTGCACCTGAGCCGAAGTAAGTGGCCGCGTGGGTCTCAAGGGCCTGCGAAAGACCGATGACGTTCTGAAACAGCTTGTAGGTCGGGATCGGCTTGATGCCGTCCTCGGTCGTGAACCGCAGGGCGAAGATCTGGTCCTGCGAGTAGATCGTGATCTTCCCGCTGGGCTCCTTGTATCTGTACCGCAGCCGGCCATCTTCAAGCCGCTCGGCCTCCATCCGCGAAGAGTGCAGCGGCCAGAGCTCGGAGATCGCACCTCGAGCACCTGGGCGGATCTCGGCGTAGCTGGCCCCGTAGTGCAGATACATTCCGGTCATCCAATCCCTAAATTCCTGCGCCGTCTGCCACGGATTCGGCTGCATGTGCAGGAGTCGGTAGACCGGGTTCGACGGGGCCTTGGCCTTACCGCCATTGGCCAGCCGCTCGTAGACGTGCAGCGGCAGCGAGCTCACCGCGTCAGAGATGACGCGGATGCAGGCAGTGTAGGCCGAGCAGGCCATCGAGTTGTCGGCCGTGACGCGGATGCCCGACGGTGTGCGGTTGCCGCCGTCGCCGTGCCACTCAATGCCACGAAGGTCGATCATCTTCCAATCGGCGGCAGCGTTCTCACTCATAGCGTGATGATGTCCCAAGATTGTGCGGGTGCTGGGGCGGTCGAGGTCGCGTGGATGCCGAGTGCCATGATCAGGGCGACGATGCCGTCGATCCGCTCCGTGCTCTTAGCCTTCGACGGTTTCTTGTTTCCTTGGTGATCGCTCTGCACCGCCACGTTGGAAGCCTGCCACGACAGCACGGGGTGGCCGCCGTGCAGCAACTTGCCGCCGACAACGGCAGCCTCCAGCGCGGCCGTAGGGCTCGACATAGAGCCGTATCCCTGCCCAAATCCTAAGACGTTCAAGCCCTCGCCTTGCAGTTGAGTAGTGATCTGGTGGGCGTTCCAGCGGTCGATCGCCACCTGCCGGATGTTGTATTTCTTGGAGAGTGCCACAATGTCGGCCCGCACCTGGTCGAAGTCGGTGACGTTGCCTGGAGTCAGGTGCAGTTTGCCTGCCTTCGCCCACACGTCGTACGGCACCCGGTCACGCTTCACCCGGTCCCGCATGTTTTCCTCTGGTATCCAGAAATGAGGCTCGGCCCAGAAGGTGCCGTCGTCCAGCGGGAACAGCAGACAGAAACAGGTCGTGTCGTAGGTGGTCGCTAGGTCTAAGCCACCGAATGCCTCCCTGCCATCAAGCATCACCGGGCACGGCTTGTCGCCCTGCGCCCAGTGAGACATCTGCAAGAAGCGAGTGTCCTGCTCGGTCCACATATTCAAGTGAAGACGCTTGAACGTGTTCTCTTCGGTCGGCATGTCTTGGGCACGCTTGCACCGGACCCGCAGGTCGTCGAGCTTCACGCTTACGCCCAGGTTGGGATTTGCTTTGCGCCACGTGTCCTCGGCCGTCCAATCATCTGCGGCCTCAGCTGCGTAGATCGCCGGCAGAAAGGTCGCGTCTTTGATAGCCCCGTCCCGCACAGCCAGGGCGTACCGCCAAAGCTCCCAGCAGATGCTCTTGCGATCAAAGCCCGCCGTGGTGATCGCCACACACAGCGGCTGCCGCCGGGCTCCGGTGCTCGTGGTCATCACGTCCCAGAGCTCGCGGTCAGGCTGGGCGTGCAGCTCGTCGAAGATAATCCCGTGAGCGTTGAGCCCGTGCTTGGTAAACGCCTCGGCGGACAGGGCCTTGTAGGTCGTGTGCGTGTCCTCTCGCACGATGGAGTTGCGAAAGACTCGCAGCCGGCTCCGCAGCTTGGGCGAGTTCTCGACACAGACCTTCGCCATCTCAAAGACGAGTCGGGCCTGGTCCCTGTCGGCGGCGCACGAGTAGATCTCGGCCCCCGGCTCGCCGTCGAACATCAACTTGAGCGCAATGCCAGCACACAGCGTGCTCTTGCCGTTCTTGCGAGGGATCGCAAGCAGGCTTGTGCGGTACTGCCGCACATCGCCGTTCATCGTGCCGAACAGTTTCGACACGTAGTCCTTCTGCCACTGCTCGAGCACGAACGGCTTGCCGCCCAGCTCGCCCTTGCTGTGGGTCAGGTTCTCCTCAAAGAACCGGACGGCGATGTCGGCCGCCTTCGCATCAAGCGAACATGCGGGCGTCGTCTTCGTCTTCCTTCGGGCCTTGGTCAACAGATGAGACCCTCGCCAGTGCAGATGCCGTGAGGCCGAACTCGGCCGCGAACTTCAGCATCTGATTCCGTGCGTCGCGCTTCCTCATCCACGCCGGGTGATTGCTCACCCTACCCTTGTCGTCAATGAGAGTTGTGCCGTTGGCCTTGAGCTCTTGGTCGGCCTGCACCATGTCGGCGAAGGAGTCGCAGTAGGCCGCGAGCGTCTGCTGGTGCCGCGGCGACATGACCTTCGACGCCTCGAGCATCGGCACGATCCGGTGCCACTCAGCCGAAGCGACTTCCGACAGCCACGCCGGGGCCGGCGGTACGCCAGGTGGTGCGTCGATGCCAGCCTTATGCGGTCCCCTAACGCGAGAGCCTCGCAGGCTAAGAATCGCTTTAGGCGTCGGCTTCCTGCCTTTTCCCACGGCAAAACCTCAACTTCCAATTTCGGCCACGCCTACGCAGCGG